ACAAAAATTCGTGAAGAGTTCCATGAGATACTTCACTTATTGGACTTTAATTTAAAAGGACACGACATCTTTAGACGTTGGTATGTTGATGGCAGACTTTATTACCACAAAATTATTGACCCAAAAAATCCTCGCAAGGGGATTAAAGAGGTTCGATATATTGACCCTCGCAAAATCAAAAAGGCGAGAGAAACACAAAAAGAAGTTAATGCATCTACTGGCATGGAAATGGTCAAGAAGATTGATGACTTCTACCTTTACAATGATAAAGGTTGGGAACAGAACGTAGGTACATCTGAGGGTGTTAAGATTACATCTGATTCAATTACTTATTGCCCATCTGGATTAATCGATATGGGTAAGGGTACAGTACTTTCTTATCTAAACAAAGCAATTAAACCTGTCAATCAGTTACGCATGATTGAGGATTCGTTAGTTATCTATCGTATATCTCGTGCGCCTGAAAGACGTATTTTCTACATTGACGTTGGTAACTTACCAAAGATGAAAGCAGAATCATATCTGAAAGATGTGATGAATCGTTATCGTAACAAAATGGTATACGATGCACGAACTGGTGAAATCAGAGATGACAGAAACCACATGTCTATGTTGGAAGATTTTTGGTTGCCTCGTAGAGAAGGTGGTAGGGGTACAGAGATTACAACATTGCCAGGCGGTTCAAACCTTGGTGAGATTGATGACATTACCTACTTCCAGAAAAAATTATTTCGTTCATTGAATGTACCAGTATCTAGACTTGCAGAAGAGTCTGGAGGATTCCAAATTGGACGTTCTGATAACATTACAAGAGATGAACTGAAATTCACAAAATTTGTCCAGAGACTTCGTAAGAAGTTTACTGCATTGTTCTTAGACATGATACGCACACAACTTCTATTGAAGGGTGTGATTGCCGTGGAAGAGTGGGATCACTTTAAAGAACATATCCAGTTTGACTTCCTACAAGATGGACATTTCACTGAACTGAAGAATGCAGAAATTCTTCGGGAAAGACTAGACATGCTTGGACAGGTTGAATCCTATGTAGGCACTTACTTCTCTAAAGAATATGTTAAGAAAAATATTCTTAGAATGTCTGATGAAGAGATTGAAGAAATCGAAACACAGATAGGTGATGAAGAAGGTGGTGAAATGGGTGGAGATGATGACGGTATGTACGCATATAACGATCCAAATAAGGGAGATAAATAATGGACAATGTAAAAGACTTTGTAAGTTCAATTGCATCAGGCGACAACCTTGCGGCGGAGACACATTTTAATAATGCACTCGCAACTAAGGTTGGGGATGCTTTAGAAACAAAAAGACAAGACGTGGCACAAACCTTTGTGACACACCATATTTCAGATACAAAGGTAGAAGAAGATAGTGAGTAAAACTCTTTCGCAGTTCAAACAGAACTTACCAGAGAAAGATGAGCATAAATCGTCTAAGGAGTATAAGAAGTTATCTCCAGCGATGAAGAAGGCTATTGATGCTATATTCAAGGAAATGGATGCGAAACCCACAGATTTCCTAAATACTTTTGACAAAACAATAAATAGTGTTTCCAAGAAGTTCAAAGTTCCGCATAAGGCACTTATGGACTATTTTGAAAAAGAAATGCTAACAATTTAGGAAGAATGACATGAAAATAATCGGAGCAGAAGAAGCACTCGCTACTGGGGCAACCAAAGGTAAAACTGCAACTGCACATTATGTTTTTAACAATGGTTCAAAACAAGCAGTTACAATTAGAAATGCTGATGATGACGGTGACACTGGTTCAATTAGAATTAATGCAAATGCTGGTGTCGTTATTCACACTGATATTGGAGTAGGAATGCGTGGAGCAACCTCTCTTTTTATCACACCAGTTGTAAGTTCGGGGTATTAATATGAAACTAATCGCCGAACAAATCCAAGAAGTAGAATACATCACCGAAGCCAAAGAGGACGGTGGTAAAGACATGAAGATTCGAGGAATCTTTATGCAGGCAGACATGAAGAACCGTAATGGTCGTGTCTACCCAATGAGTGTACTTCAAAAAGAAGTTACTCGTTATAACAAAGAATTTGTTGCTGAAGGTCGTGCGTTTGGGGAACTGGGTCATCCAGAAGGCCCTACTGTCAATCTTGACAGGGTATCGCATATGATTACAAAACTGGAAGCTGATGGAAAGAACTTTATTGGTGAGGCGAAACTGCTCTCTACTCCAATGGGGGAAATAGCGAAAGCATTAATTAAAGACGGTGGTAAACTTGGTGTCTCTTCAAGAGGTATGGGTTCTATTGAGTCTAGAAGTGGTGCGAATTATGTGAAAGACGATTTTTATCTTGCCACTGCGGCAGATATTGTTGCAGACCCATCTGCACCTCAAGCCTTTGTAGAAGGAATTATGGAAGGTAAGGAATGGATTTGGAACAACGGAATACTCAAAGAAGTTGAGATTGCCGAAATCCACGATGAAATCAATGAGTCTGTAAGACGTAGACAGTCAAATGTTTCCGCACTTGCATTCGCAAAATTTCTGTCAAAACTTTAATCATTATAAATATGTTAATAAACAACCAAGGAGAAAATCCCAATGTCAGAACTAGATAAGACAATTGAGGAACTAGAAGCGGAAGTCTCAGCAGAACTTGCTGAAGCATCAAGCCCTAAAGACGGCGCTGCAAAAGGTGACTCAATGGAAAAACAAGAAGGTGATGTTGAAGATTTGGGTAAAGCTGTCGATGATCCAGAATCAAAAGACAGTGCTGGTAAGAAGGCTGCTGCTAAAGTTAAGAAAGCTGCAGAACCTGCTGTCGGTGCAACCAAAGAAGAAACAGAACTTGCTGAAGATGATGCAGAAGCATTAGAAGAAGCAAAAATGACTAAAAAGGAAACACTTGCTGCAATGTATTCAGAAATGGAAAAAATGAATGCAAGTACTCTTAAAGCGTCATATGACAAAATGATGGCAAAAGAAGAAGAAGAAAAAGAAGAAGAGTCAGTGGAAGTTGACGAATCTACTTTGGAAGATCGTCTTGCCTCAGTAGATGTCTCAGAAGATATTACTGCACTAGTTAATGGTGAAGAAATTTCTGAAGAGTTCAAAGAAAAAGCATCTACAATCTTTGAAGCTGCTATTAAATCAAAACTTCGTTCAGAAGTTGAGAGAATTGAATCTGCAAAGGTTCAAGAAGTTGCTGAAGAGACAAACAGAATTCACAGTGAGTTGACTGAAAAAGTTGACGCATATATGGGTTATGTAGTTGAAGAATGGATGAAAGAAAACGAAATTGCGATTGAACGTGGTCTCAAAGGCGAGATTGCAGAAGATTTCATTTCTGGACTTAAATCTCTTTTCGAAGAGCATTATATCGATGTTCCAGATGAAAAGTACGACATCTTAGGAAGTCAAGCAGAAAAGCTTGATGACTTAGAAGCCAAACTTAATGAACAAATTGAGAAGTCTGCTGAATTAAAGAAAGCAAACAATCAACTGGTTCGTGAGTCTGTTTTTGCAGAGGTTGCTTCAGACTTGGCTGACACTGAAGCTGAGAAATTTAAAGCTCTTGCAGAAGATGTTGATTTTACTGATGAAGATACTTTCAGAAGTAAACTTGACACGCTTAAGGAAAATTATTTTCCAAAGGCAACGACTGTCGCTGAATCTGTAGATTCCGAATCAGATGGTTCAGAATCTTACGATACAACTGGTGCTATGAGTGCTTATATGAGTGCAATTAGTAGAAATGTAAAGCGAGGTAAGATTTAAGCTGCGGAAGATTTTATCTATCAAAGCTTAACTTCTTATAAATATTATTAGAAAAAAACTCAACAAGGAGAAATAAAAATGTTTCAAACTGAACATTTACAGGAAAAGTGGAATCCAGTTCTAGAACACAATGATCTACCAAAGATTAATGATTCTTATCGTAAGGCTGTAACTACTGTTATCCTAGAAAACCAAGAAAAAGCACTTCGTGAGGACTCTGCGTTCTTATCAGAAGCTGCACCAACATCAAACACAGCAGGCGCTGCAAACTGGGATCCGATCATGATCTCACTAGTTAGACGTTCTATGCCAAACCTCATCGCATACGATGTGGCAGGTGTACAACCAATGACAGGCCCTACTGGACTGATTTTTGCTATGCGTTCACGTTACACTAACCAAAGTGGTACAGAAGCTTTCTATAACGAAGCAGACTCTGACTTCTCTGGTGCTGGTACACAAGCAGGTACTAACCCAGCGATTCTTAACGATTCGCCAGCTGGTACTTATACTGGTGGTACTGGTATGACTACTGCTGCTGCAGAAGCATTGGGTGACGCATCAAACAATGCATTCTCAGAAATGTCTTTCTCAATTGAAAAACAAACTGTTACTGCAAAGTCACGTGCTCTAAAAGCAGAATACACAATGGAATTGGCGCAAGACCTTAAAGCAATCCACGGTTTGGATGCTGAAACAGAACTTGCAAACATTCTATCTGCTGAAATCCTAAACGAAATCAACCGTGAAGTTATCCGTTCAATCTATGTAACTGCTAAACCAGGCGCACAGACTGATACTGCTACTGCTGGTACATTCGATATGGACGTTGACTCTAACGGACGTTGGAGTGTTGAGAAGTTCAAAGGCCTTATGTTCCAACTTGAAAGAGATGCGAACGTAATTGCTCAAGAAACTCGTAGAGGTAAAGGTAACGTAATTATCTGTTCTTCAGATGTTGCATCTGCACTTCAAATGGCTGGTGTATTAGATTACACTCCTGCTCTTAACAACAACTTGAATGTTGATGACGCTGGTAACACATTCGCTGGTGTACTTAACGGACGTTTCAAAGTGTATATCGACCCATACTCAGCAAATGCTGATGCGAAACAGTACTACACTGTTGGTTATAAAGGTACTTCACCTTATGACTCTGGTCTTTTCTACTGCCCATATGTTCCATTACAAATGGTTCGTGCGGTTGGTGAAAACACTTTCCAACCTAAAATTGGTTTCAAGACTAGATATGGTCTAACTGCAAACCCATTTGCTGGTGGAACGACTGCTCGTGCTGGTGCGTTGACTGCTAACGACAACGTATATTACAGAAGAGTACAAGTTACTAACATCATGTAATAAGAAATCGGTTAACGATTCTGAAAAGACCCACTTCGGTGGGTCTTTTTTTTTGGACGCTATAAATAGTATTATGAAAAGGATACTAACATGTCAATAACAACTGCAATAGACAGACAACCAGATAACTTTGATTTGGCACGTCCAACTCAATTTAGATTTGATATTCTGAAAGTCCCAAATACGACTTACTTCTGTCAAGAGTGTAATCTGCCAGGCATCGCATTTTCTGGTGACGCAATAATGAATAGTAGATATAAAGCAATGCCTTTCATGGGTGATACTTTAGATTTTAGTCCATTAGAACTGACAATCCTTGTTCAAGAGAACTTAAAAAATTACAGAGAAATACATGATTGGATGACAGGAATTGGTTTCCCTGTAAATCCAGAACAATTCTCCAGTGCAATTAAAAACACAGATACAAAAGAAATTGGTAACGCAGGCAAGGGTAATGTTACTAACCCTTCAGTGTTGACCAGTGATGCGACATTAACAATACTGACAAACAAGAACAACCCTACTGTACAAGTTAAGTTTAGGAATATATATCCTACTTCATTATCTGGACTAACATTTGATACGAAAGATACAAGTACTGAGGGATTAACCGCATCTGTTACATTCAATTACGATGTTTATGAAGTAGCAGTATTATAAATAAGTATGAGTAGATACGGTGAACTTTAACACCATAACTTGAGTCTCTATATGAGATAATTTAGAACAGAAAGTTCTACCACCCTCTACTCACTTTATATTATTAGGAAGTGATTATTATGACACTAGAAGAACTTCAGCAAACAGCTGAAAAAGATTTGAAGATGGACGATTTAGAACTCGGTGACGAGTCTCTAAAATCTGTGTCTCTTCATCAAAAATACCTCACCATATACAATACATTTAGGCAACTTCAACTTATGAATGAAGGAACTTATCGTGTACTCTATCGTAAAAAATGGGAGTACTACGGTGGTAAATCTGACCCTGTTGTATATCGTGATAACCCTTTCGACCATAAGATACTTAAAGTTGACATCCCCATTTACTTGGAGTCGGATGAAGAACTTATCAAAGCAAAACAGAAAGTTGAATACTATAAGATGTGTACTGATTCCTGTGAAAGAATTTTAAAACAGATACAGTCCAGAGGATGGGATATCAAAAACGCAATTGAATGGCGTAAATTTGTAGACGGTGCTATCTAGTGACACAAGTTACTAAGAAGGACGAAGTATTCCTCAGAGTGAATACTGAACCTTCCACCGCAAGGTCGTTATCAGAACATTTTACATTTGAAGTGCCAGGCGCTAAGTTTATGCCAGCATATCGTAATCGTATATGGGATGGTAAGATTAGATTATTCTCTCCACAGAACGGAGAGTTATACCTTGGACTACTTTCATATTTAGAAAAGTGGTTAGAGGATTGGGACGAACCATATGAAATAAGTGAGGAACTTAAAGATGAAAAAGAAATTAGTAGAGAAGTCTTGGAAGGATTCATTACGAGTCTTAAA